GCCCCATCTACTTTCTAAGATTGCCTGTGCAATGATTGGACTGTGTACGCATATACCGAAAATTGCAGCGTACTTTTTAACGTACACTGCAATCTGATCAATAAATTCCTGATTTGTCATTATTCACCACTTCCTGTATTTTTCTGTAAAATATCAATAGCTTTACTGATTACTTCCGGCAGCGGTAACCCCATCAGTCCGGCATTCTCTACAAGTGAAATGGTTTCATTAGCAATAAATGCAATAATAACTGCATTTCTGATATAATTTGTTCCAATAACCAAATCAAGACGGTATGCCACTAATACAAAAACAAGTGTCATGCATTTCCTGAAAAGACCTTTCCAACCTGCTTTGCTTTCAAGTGAACCTGTATCTGTTTTAGGGCTGTTCTTGAACACTCCGGCAACAAGTAAGCCTGAAATGTAATCAAGCCCCATAAAAATTAAAAGGGTTGCAAGACCTGCATCCCAACCACCAAAAAACGATGCAATCACTGAACCAATTACACCCAAAATAGTACAAATCATTCCTTTCATCCTCGTTCTTCCTTTCTGCACACAAAAACAACCGCTTCTGACGTTATATAATCGTCATATAGCGGTTGTTTTCGTGTATGTGATAATTTCCTTGTCTGTTGATTATTCTGCTAATTCAGGACAATCAAGATCAACCAAAACTTCCTTTACTTTGTCCTTGATACGATCAGGAACATCAGCAAATGTTTTCT